AACAAACAACGTATCAGCAGAAGACTCAGTTGCTAATTTAGTTGTTAATATAGTACCTACAACACCAGAAGTAAGACCTTTCACTTGCTGACCAACTAGCTGTGAAATGTCGTATTTTTTATATACAATATCATTGCCATCGTTAACTGCTACCTCTGAGACAGATGATAGTTTAACGTAATCTAATTTCGTATTTAATCCTACTTCACCAGGTATGACAAGTTCACCTTGTTTAAAGGCATACTTACCAAAACTTTCTACTTGGTTCTGTAGAATAGATTGTATCTGTGTTAGTTCTCTTCCTTGTATAGAGTATCCAGGACGGAACAGAATCTTATAAAAATTCTTTGTTGCGTCAAAATCCTCATAATAAGGAGATATATTTAAATTGGTCTTCTGTGGCATGGTAATATCGCCAGTACTACATTCTTATTCAGTAGTATTTAGACGACTTTACGAAGATCAGAACTCAATAACTAGTTTAATGTCTTCGATCTGGTCAGGAGCACGAGTAATTAGTCTTCTGTTCTCGATGTATATTACATCACCTGAATCGTTCTCAATCTCAGGATTAGCAAGACCACTGGAGAATGTAGAACCTAATAGAGAGTTACTATAACCAGTATCAACGTTACCAGATGAAGCAGATGCAGCACCGCTAATTGCATTAGCACCACTACTCTCGAATGCTCTTACAACACCACCATCTGTGTGTGCGTCATTAGTTTGGATGTACTTAAGAACACCAGCAGTTGTTGAACCACTATCAAGTGTCCAAGAAACACATGTTCCTTTTGCAGTACCACCTGTTACAGTCTGACTGATTTGTTCATCAGGAATAAAGTCAGCAGATGCACCAGTAATTTTAACTGCTTTCAATCCACTAAGTGTATCATTTGTTGCAAATGTTGTTGTTCCATAATCGAATGGATCTTTGATGATACCAATACGACGGAAATCGTTATCTACTGGGAAGTCTCCAGAACCTTCAGCATATGTTAGACGAATATTCGTCATAACACGCTTACCATTTAATTCTTCTTCATGATACTTACCATGACCTCCTTTTGGAGATATAACAACTTCAATTGCACCAGTTGCAGTTGCACCAGTTGCTACACCACTAGAAAGTCCAGCATCACTGAATAGATTACCGTTACCTAGTAAAACATTACCGTAACTATATCCTGTTCCAGCAACCTGTATTTCAGCAGATGTAATAGTTCCAGAACCGTCTGTTGTGAACTTAACGACTCCATTTGAACCATCACCTTTAATAGCAGTATAAAGGGTTTGAGAAGCAGGGAGGTTTGCTCCACCATTCTCGATTAAAGCTACATGTACAGCACCGTTAACAGCAGCACCAGTTACAGCAGTACGTGATGCATCGGCAGGAAGTACGATAGGCATGAAGTCAGAAGAAAGGAACTTCAGAACATCATCCGTTGGTATCGTGTACATATACTTCCAAATGTATCCAGCACCAGTACTTTCTGTATAAAGACCTGTACCAGATGCATAGTTACCACCAGTTGTAGAAGGCTCTTCAGTAGCATTCTGTCCAGTAGCATTTGAAGGATTCTCTCCATTATAGAGACACTTGAATACTTCATATGAAGAGTTCATTACATAGAACTTGGCATCAGCAATAGATGTTGCACCAGTTGCACTTGCTTTACCTATTTGACCACCACTACCAGGAGTAGCAGAATAGTCAGGTTTCCACATATCAAACTTAGGGTTGGCAACCAAATCCCAGTTATAACGACGGATTACTGTACGTGCATATGAATCAGTAATACGCTTAGCTGCTATAATCTCATCATAGAGATTAACTTTCTCAGTTTGGTTGTCAAGTGGTAGAGGTGGCACATCCTCTGTTGCATAACGATAAACGCCTGAAACTGCTGTAGCACCTGTGTCAGATCCACCTGATCCACCAGTTCTACCTTTAAGAGTAGATCCTAGAGTAGGAGCAGAGTTAACACCAGATGCACCAAAGATGTCGGTAAGAAGAAGTGCATTGTCATATACTACGCTGATCGTCCCACGGAATGCGGTTGATCCATACGTACCGACGTATACTTCATCTCCCACATTAAATGCAGTAGAGTTCGCTGAGTGTATCTCAACATATGCTTTCCATGCTTGTGGTCTTCCCACAAAGAAATACATTCTTGTTCGTTCCGCAGAAGTATCGTTTGGTCCCTCACTCAGAGACTCAAGGAATTGCTTCGCGTTAAAAATACGAAATTTATCAGATATAATAGCAGCCATTTAATTTACCGACGTTTTGTGCCAAAGTTATTTATATTTATACAGTTTATGTGGGTTCAAACGGTATGAGCGTATCCCCCGCACTTATTGCATCAGTTCCAGAGACGAGAGTGCATCCCAAGAATTCTGTTGCAGATTTACTGGTGTACTGTATAACGGTTCCACCAGATGTAAATATGTAGCCAGCATTAGGCCAATGCGTTGTTGTACCCACTACTATTGGACCACCTATAGTACCAGTAGATTGAGATATTGCAACAGGATTTTGAATAGATCCATTGACGATTCTCCAGTACTGGCCAGCAAGTGTCCATGCGGAATTACCACGCTTATCAAAGTCTTCAATACCCAATGATGGATAATGAATATCCAATTCTTGTAATGTTGTACCAGATACATTAGTGAATCCAACATCCCATCCAGAGATATCAAAATGATTCAATGTATTACCAACATTAGAAACAAGATATGTTCCAACATATCCTTTATATTCATTGAATATCAAGTTAGTAACATCTACTAATCCACCACCTCTTTGTACGACATCATAATCATCTGTAATGTCAACTTCACCAAGGTGTACAGTACTACCAGCAACAAGTCTGATAGGAACTGGATCATTAATAAATGCTTCTTCAACATATTGGTCAATTACTCCACCAGGAGGTGGTGTAATAACAACTTCAGTTTGAGTTTCATTAACTGCTGGTTCAAACTTATATGTTATCTCTCTATGAATTTCATTGACACCAATATTAGTCTGTAAACTTACACTCTGAATAGTATCAGAAGTAGTCTCAATCGACATGACTCCAGCAGGAGCAATAGATATTGGTTCAGGAATCTGACGTAGATAAGTATTAGCAGCCCAGAACTGATCAGTAGTTCCTTCCTGTCCTCTATCTACCTTAATGAATCTATCCTCAAGTTTACGTGAATAGTAAACTATTTCATCACCAATTAGTATGTAACCGTTAGTCTTAAACTTAGTTGTATCAGGAATAAAGATTATACTATCACCAACACCAGTATCAACGTTAGTATATGCTGCATTCTCATAGTAATTAATATTATCTAATGCAGTATTATCAATATCAACAGTAAAGGAAGAAGTTATTTGCTTACTTACTGTTTGAATAGAGTTGAGAGATACAATATCCTGAATTGCAACATTAACAACAGATGCTGTAGCACCAGTACCAGTTGCACCACCAGACTCAATAACTAGAGGATCAGGTTCGATATAAACAACTTGTCCAGCACCAGGTTGTACTTCACCAACTGGCATGTCAAATGCATCACCAACAATGGTTTCAGTATCTAAACCAGTTTGACCTAATTGAAGTTCTGATTCTATATCAGGACTAATATCAGCAGGACTATTAAATGCTGTGCTAGTAAAGGAAGAAATATCCTGAACTTGAGTACCAAGAATAGTAATATGTGCAGAAGATGTTGTAGTCTGTGAAACATCTATCTTCTTAACACTAAGTCTTTGACAAATAACAACACCAATATCTCTTTCTGATAATATGTTGTATCTTCTAGCAACTACAACCTGTGGAGCAGCAGTATAACCAGATCCACCATTTACAATATCAACACTTATAACTTGTCCTTTACTTACTACTACAGTTGCACTAGCACCACCACCTTGTCCATTAGTAGGAATAAAGTGTAATACAGGAGGTGTAAAATATTGGTATGCAGTTGGTTGAGTTAATGGATCATAACTACGTTGATTCCATGTTAACTTAGTAACTACACCACCTTCAATAGTTGCTACAACACTAAGACCTTCACCTCTTGTAATTCCATTATATCTTTCAACTTCAACTTGACCAAACATTGAGTTGGAGACCATTTCATATGGTCTTTGTTCCTTACTAACAGTTGTTCCTGGAAGTTTCTTAACTGTTCTAAATCCTTCTTCACCTTCAAGTCTAATCTTATCCTTATTAGCAAGTCCTGCAAATGGATTTCTATAAGTACCTCCTAAGAATGTACCAGACCAAATCTGATTTAAATCAGATAGAACTGCTCTACCATCAACATCCTCATTGTATACAACAGATCCACCACTAATTGTTACTGTAGTGTTTATATTATATCTACCTTTTACTGCAAATAAAACATCTAAAGTTGGATCAAATACTGCCTTATCACCTTGTATCTCAAATACAACATCATTTCCACTCCTAAAGAAGTTACTTGCTTGACCAAGCATCTTCTTCAATCCACCAATCTCCTGGTACACATGTACTCCTGTACCAATGAAATCTCCCATCCACTGAAACTTGAGAAGATCATCAGCACCAGATGTTGTGTTAAGAGTTGCAACTCCCTTAGCATAATAAGTATCTGGAGCAAAATCATATATGTTAAGAACTTGTCCAAAGTTCCTACCATAAAGATATCTCATATCAATCTTCATGTCCTTCTTAATAGGAACATTAAAGAAGATATTTGGACCAGCAACAGTATAACTAAATCCTTCTCTCTGTAATACTCCATCTAAGAAGACATATAAGAAGTCTTTCTGTTCAATAGTTTGTACTGTTGAATCTTCTACATCCAATACTAAGAAAGGACCAGATTTAATACCGTCCACCAAATCATAATCAATAGTTAAACGCTTATAGTTACCAACACCAACTCCACTAACTTTCTCAACAGCAGTTGGTTCACCAATATTCTTTGCACCAAGATCTTGATCCCAAATTGGAGCAACATCAAATACTATCTTATTAGGAATAACAGTTCTATCAATCCAATAAGCATCAGCACCAGGATAAGTCTCAGTATACTTAGGTCTCTGTAATACAGCATTAATAGTAAGGAATAGATCTTCATCTACTTCAGTATCTACTGCTGTACTATCATCCCAATACAATTCAAATATCTTATTCTCTCCATCAATAAAGTCTGGAAGTGATCTAGTTACTGCAACTTCATTAATAATATTTTGTACATTGCTATAAAGAGAATCCATAGCAGATACAACATTATCACATTCTTGTGCAACTAACTGAGCATCTGCAATAATATTGTAATTTGAATATGTAAGATCATTTGTCCAATTACCAGCTTTATTTGTATTACTACTTACAATTTCAATAGCACCAGTACCATTAGCAATGATTTCTTTAAATGATCCAATCATTGTATCAATAGCAGATATAACTTCAGCACAAGCAGGTGAAGTAGTATCTACAGCAATAGTATTATCAGTAACAGGTGCAATAGCAGTATATGTTCCAGCACCCAAAGCATTCCTTACAGTAATACCCAATTTTGTATTTAAAGTATCCCATGCTTCAATTGCTGCTAGTCTCTCATCAGGAGTCCTATTGAGACTCGTGAGACTCTCACCATCAGGATATTCTTTAACTGTCCAATAACGTCTTGCATAATCAACAATCTTAGCATTACCACCAAATTTTAAATGGTAGATAATAGCATCAATAAGTAGACCAATATCTCTAGAACATTTTGCTTTATCACTAGTCTGAAGAGTACTATATGTTGCATAAACATACTCACTAATTTCTTCTTGAAGATATGCTTTATTAGAAGTAATTAGATTTGCTGCATCTACAAATTGACCATTATTAATAGCACTGAGTGTAAACGTAGCAACTTCAGATCCAACTGTAGCCTGTGATACAGTAAAGGTTTGACCTTGAGGAACTGATAATGTTTGACCTTGAGGAACCTGTACTGTATTAGTACCAGAAGTACCAGACTGACTACCAGATAACTGTGTAGTACCAACTGCTACTCCAGAACCAGAAGATAATAATGCTGCACTAGACAATGTTAGTTTAGTAGCACTATCAATAGATACAATCTTAGTATTTGCAGCGAATGCTCTACCAGCAGTAATGAACATTCCAACAGCAAGATTATTAGTATCTCCAACTGTAACTTCAGTAGATCCTAGTTCATAATCAACAGTAGTTTGATAATCCCAATTCCTTATGGAAAGATTTGATAAATTAGTAGCATATCTAAAGATGTCTAAAGATTCTGGTTTCTTAGTTGTGATATATTTGTAATCATCATTTTGATTGAATACATTCACATAGTCATATGTTTTAACATTTCCACCAAATCTTAAGTCATGTATATAAGCATCAAGAATATATCCAATATCCCTTTGATAGTCATCTAATTTAGTACTCCAATCTAAAGATGAATATTTTGATTTACCATATCCAACAGACTCATTAACAATAAATTCTCTATTTCTCTCTATTTGATTAGCAGCATCTAACCATCTGCCACCCCTAGCAAATATATTTCTAAGTTTCTTGAGATACTTAGTATTGTAATTATTATCATTAAAATAGAATGTCTTACCATAGAAAGTAACACCTTCATAATCATAAGTATCAGTTTGTAAATCTCCAGTAAGTTTTGACCCAGGACCCAATGGTGGTTGAGCAAATGTTATACTATCACCAGAAACTGTATATGCTTTCTCTGGTTCTTGTAATACTCCATCTAATGTAATAATAAGACTCTTTGCATTTACTGGTGTGAAAGCAACTCCATTATCATCTAATAACTGGAATGTAGTTGTACCAACTAATTGACCATCACTATTATATGTACCGTCAAATGCACCATTCAATGTGAATGGGAATCCACGAGTTGCTTGGAAATTAAATTCTGAGTTAGAAGCAGAACCAGCACCTCTACGTATTCTCTGGTTCTCTACTTTCTGAATTGTTTGTGTTATTACTCTCTTTGTACTTTCAACAGTTATCTTATTCTTATCAGGATCCCAAAGTTGAATTATACTAAAATGTGCATCCTTGGGTTGAGATACAGGCATTTCTGCTGCTGCATCAGTCTCAATATCAACTTGACCAAATAGTTTGAAACCAGCAGGATGAGTAGTAGACTTAATTAAGTCTCTCCATTCTTCAATTGATGTCTTAGACTTAACAACATAAGAATAATCTTGATAGAAGAAACTATCAGTAAGTTTCTGATTAGAAACTCCTAATCTACCTCTATCAGATTTAAAGTATCCTAGATTATCATAGAAACTTGTAATATCTTCAGCAAATGAAGTAACAAATACAGCATTAATAGTAGCAGTAGTTTTTGTTGTAAGTGCTTCTATTGATGCATTTCTAAAGATACCAGATATATTCTCTATCTTAAGTAAATTAGAACCTTTACGCCATTCAGAAACGTTTGCTCTTGCAACTTCATTACCACCAATCTTTTGAACTATTACTTCACCTTTCTTAAAATCTCCAGTAAATCCTTTAAGAGATAAAACACTCTTAGAATTGAAATCTGAAGATACTGTTTTATCTAAATGGAATGCTCCACCATTTTTAATAATAGAAACACTTTGAGGAACACCAATAGTAGTACTCTCAGAATATGCTTCTACATCACCTTCAACAATTTCTATCTCAGGAGCAAATGTATATCCTTTACCAGGATTATTAATAGTAATGGAGAATATCTTACCATCTCTAGAAACTATATTAAAATCAACTCCAAAACCATCACCATTAGTAACTACAATCTTTGGATTAACATAGTTAGATCCAACATTATCAATTCTAACACCTGTAATAGTATCAATATTTGTATCAAATAATACAGTTGCTTTTGCTTTAAAACCAGCATTGGGATCACATCCCTGTATAATAGGAACTTTCTTATAATTTAAACCAAGATTGACAACCTTAACACTATCAATCTCACCAATACAGAATTGACCTTTAGTTGTATATTTTATTGTTCCCGAACCGTCCCAAAGAGGATCGCCAACCAAATCATATACAAAGCGATTGCTAGTAACATAATTAACCTTCTTAACACCCTGTAATGGATCTGTGATTATCTTAAAGTACTTACCATCAGAATCCACAATACCTTTCTTATCAAAATAGTAGAAGTTTGTAAAATCTGTTCCTACTTTAGTTTGATAATTATTTGTTTCTAATCTAGATCCAAAACCAAACTTAACATCTGTATAAGAACCTGTACTTCCTGGTAAAACTGTAGAAGTAAACTTCTCTACAGTAACAAGGTTATAATTCTTACTTGGACTAATATCAAAGTAAGTCCCAGTGAGACTGGAATGAGACGTATCAAACTTATACTTATAGAATTCTTGTAAATCTATGTTAGGGTTTGGTACATATGTACTATCATCTTCTGAGAACTCAAACTTATATTCTATTGGATCAAATGCAGCAATATTTACTGCTTTTCTAGGCAAACTATAATCAAAGAATGAAGTGTTAATGTTTATATCTCTGGCACTTTCTTTTTCTATAGCATAATCAAATATTATAGTAGCTTGTTGTGTTGATGGATTATATGATTGAATATATCCAGTACCAGCACTATTAGTAATCTGATAGTTAGCAGGGAAGTTGTATTGTGGTTTGTATAATACTACTTCTTGACCATCAAAATGATCAGCATCAATAGTTCCTTCCTGACCTCTATCAACATTAAGTGAATCTGTAGTAATAGAAACGACTTTCAATACTTCACTGCCAATCTTAACAAGATCATTCTGAGCAAATCCTGTAATATCATCAACAGTTAATTGTGTTGCACCTTTCGCAAATCCAATGTGATCAATATAGAGTGTTAATCTTGCTGTACTAGTAGATGCTCCAGATCTTACAAGACTTTCATCAGCAACACTAAGGTAATCACCCTTTCTGTAACCAGTACCACGATTCTGTATTGTAACATTTGATACAATACCTGCTGCTGAAACAGTAATGCTTGCAGTAGCACCAGTACCTGTACCACCAGTTAAAGGAATATTGGTATATGTATCAGGTGCATAGTCTGCTCCACCATTGAGTATATCATAACGTCCTATACCTGTATCATTAATGGTTGACTTATTTGCACGTTCCAAAAATGTAACATTTTGATACAAACGCTTTCTTACATACCAAGTTTTAGTTTTGGTAATGTCATTAGGTACAATATCAATTGTGACTTCATCATTGATACCAAGACCATGATTAGATGTTGTCTCTACAAGAGCAACACTCTGATTAACAATAAATGGTTCTAAGTTATCACTTAAAGAAGTTAAAGTAATAATTCTAGATCCAGAAGTATTAAAGAGATTAGAAGATTGTAAGAAATAAGTATCATCAACAATCCATGTTCCTGTAAGAACTTTTATCTTAACAGTATTCTGATTATTAGTTCCTTCTAATACTTCAGCAGTAGCAATAGGTGCATTAATACCATCAGTAAGACTTAATGTTGCACCTTCTGTATATGAACTATCTTGATCTATTAATAAAGAGAATGTTTTAATATCAGCAGAGAATGTTCCTGTATTATCAAATGTTCCATTAACATTCTTAAGAACGATAACGTTGTCGCTTGCAACATTTCCTACTATTTCACCATAAGCACTTGATGATGGTTGTCTTAATGTATCATTAGCAAACAAATATGCAGTCTGTATTGTAGTTAACTTAACAACTTTATCTTCTTTAGTTTGTATGTAAGATACATCCTTTCCTTTAATTGAAGAAACAATTGCTTCTACTTCACCACCTTCTGTTCCTTTATTATCAAAATAAACTTTAGAGTTAATAGAAAAATTCTCAGAAGATCTCTCTACAGCAACATTATCTACTGTACCAGATTTTATTTCAGATATCTGAGCAACAACACCCTCTCCATTCCTAGACATACCAACAGTATAGAGTCTCTTAGCACTCTTAGGAACATCATTCTGATTAATATTAGAATTGTAATTACTGTCTACTGGTAATGAATAGAAATTCTCTCCAATAAAGTATGGGAACTGTGGATTCTGATTACTATCAATAGTTAAGAAATATGCATATGTTCCTTGTGGAAAATCGGGAGTAACACAGAACCTACCATTATTATCATCTAATAATCCACTCTTATGATTGTATGTGTAGTCATTAACAAAACTTCCTAAAGGATATGTTGCTGTAGAAGGACCACCAACACGACTTCCATTAAGTGAATAACCAGAAGTCATTCTTTTAATAGGAGATGTTGCATCTAGTGGATCTTCATAACCAAAAGCACCATATATGGGGTTACCATCATAAGCAAAACCTATGATAGGTGAATGTGTCTTAGTTGCTGGTTCAGTACCAGCACCATTTAAGTTATCATTTAATGCAACTCTTAATGATTTGGGGTTAGCAACATGAGCATAACCATAATCTAACGCACCATTATAATTCTGGAATAGATATCCATTCTCAGTATCTAAGTTATTTTCATACTTTACATATCTGTTATAATTCCATTCTTTGAGAAGAGGTGTTCCTGTAGCACCCTCTCCTGCTGGAATTATATCAACTATAACATTTGCTTGAGTATAAAAGTTTCCTTCTTCTACTTTTTCAAATCCTGAGATCTTACCATCAGTAAGAAGTGTATTAAATTCAGCAAATCTACCTCTACCAGCATTATCTCTGATTCTAACGGTAGGAGGAGATGAATAAAACTCTCCAGCATTGTTAATACTAAGACTAGTTACTCCACCACCTGTTACAACAGCAGTAACTTCAGCATTTCTACCAGATGTGATAGTAATCTCAGGTGTTCTTGGGAATACATCATCAGTATCAACTATAATACTCTCTACTACGTTACCTGCTAATACAGCTCTTGCTTTATTTGGTACACCATCAATCAAAACATTAGGAGGAGAAGCATATCCTCTTCCTTGTGTATTAATTTTTATTTCTTCTAATTTACCATAACGTATACTTTCCTCATCCCTGAAACCGTAGGCCAGGACACCGTTTACAAGGACACCAATATCACGTTTTGGAGTTTTATATACTTCTGTTGTTCTAGTTGCTTCTTTCCTTATAATACGAAGAAGCTTCTGATCTTTAACTTCTTGTGTTACTGTTGATCCATCTAATATGTCATATGATGGATAACTTGAACTATTGATATAATAATACTGATCATCAGCAAATATAGCAGATACGTTAGTTTGTACCTGATCTAATGCAGTTTCTACTGCTGTATTAGTTGGAGCAGAAACAGAACCTGTTACAAGTTGCCATCTTGGTTGATTAGTGCCAGTTTGAACAATCTTAGGATCATTTGTCTCAAATCCTGGATTACCAATCTGAATTTCATCACCAACTGATGAATGTGGATGTGAATCAGAAGGAGAGAGGTTATATACAACACCAAGTGTTAATAACTGAACCGTGGTATCCTTTACTATAACTGGTTTATAGACAGATGCACCTACATTATAACTTAATGGTGCAGTACCTCTACTCTTAATAACAAACTGAGTTACTGTCTTATCATCATAACTAATAACTTCATCATCTATTAAAATCTCTCCTTTTGGTTCCCAACCAACTGTGGAAAACACATCTACTCTTTTTCCAACACCTTCATTAGAATTAAGAATTCTTTCTAGTCTAGTTTTGGTAGAAATTGCAAATGTTCCATTAACTGTTTCAGGAGCAAGTACTATATTCCATATAGTTTCTCCATCAGCAGTATTATCTGGATATACATTATCTACAATAGCATCTGCATAACCATATTCTTCAGTTGGACTCTGTGCAATCTTCTTACCAACTAATGTTTTAGGATCTCCAGTGATAACCTTAACTTTCAAGGCATAAACACTGATCCAATCAGCATTAGATGACTTATATGTAAAATCTTTAGGATTGTATACTTCAGGTTTATTACTTACATCCTTAGCAACAATCGTATTGAAAATAAATTCAATGGAACTATTTGTTCCCTTTGCCTTATAAAACTTTTGTATATTCTTAATAAGGGTTCTCTTATCAACTTCACCCTTAAGATACTTTTCAGGAAAAGAACCTAGATACTGACTCTCAAAATTCTTAACTAATGCATATAAGAAAAGACTACTAACATTATATACTGTCTCACCAGAGTTGTGTGGTGAAGCAGTGCTGCTAGAGAAGGATGTACTATCATATAGGTCACCAAGTGTCGTATTACCACTAACACCTCTTACACACTCTCTCAGCTCAGTATCAGTACGTGTAGCATAAAATAGAATTTCATCACCAATCTTTACGTATCCGTTTTTCTGTGGAAAACTCGTCGCATCTTGTAGTACAATTGTATCATCAGAACTAGTAATACTAGCACCCAAGATAGTAGACTGTCTAAGAATATTTTGTTCATAATAGTCAATATTGGCATAATCCTGTAAGTTGCTGGCAATGTCTAAAGGACCACCATGAACTTCCTGTCCTTCATAATATTTTTGAATAAACTTAGTGAAAAGTGGATATTCAGTACTTATGAAATCGGGTAGTTGAGACTCAATAAGAGTTGATATTCTTTTGGTCTTGATTGCTACCATTACTCTTTATATGCAACGAAACTGGAATTTGCTATGTCAACGTCAAGATACATCTCTCGAAGTGCCTTGATATCATTAGATAGTGGTTTTACTCTTAGCGAGATACGGTTATCAAAGAAACTACCTTTTATGATAGTTAAGTCATAAAGTTTAAGTTCACCTTTAGCATAATCAATATCACCAACTTCCTTGTCTAGGACTACTTTATCGCCAGTTGTAGGATCTAGTCTATATAGTACAATTTTCTTGTCTCTATCCTCTAGATACACATCATATGTGGGATGTTCTGTAACTCTAAACCCTGTTGACGACAGGACTGGATCATCACAATCTTCATCGAAAGCATTTTGATAACACACTTCATAGAAGAAAGTTGAATTTAATTGAGGATAGAAATCTCTCCTCATAGTGACAGCAGTTAAGTTAGAATTAATACTGCGATCAACATCATCAATTACACCAGTGAACTTACTATGTCTAAATTTACCTCTAAACTTTTCAGTCCCACTAGTCTCACTATAAGACTGTACTGATGTTATTACTCGATCTCTTATTTGAGCAGGAGTTGAATCAGTCTTCAACCCATCATAATATATGCTACTTGTTAACTCTACATGTAGTATGGCAGGGTCTAATATTACTGGTTCGACACTAGCAACAACATATTTCTTTAATTCATCAATAATATGATTCTTGGTTAAAGATGTTAAGTAGGATGCATCTTTTGGTTTTAATACTATAAAGACCTTTCCATAACTAGGAGGTTCTTGTTCTTCTCCACCAAATATAATAATGTCACTGGTAGCAGGATATATGTTACGAACGATAGCACCGTAATCATCTGAGGTTACAGCACGATCTTGTGCTCCATATATCTTAGGAGCATTAAATTTGATCTTCTCTGTAGACTCCTTCTCTTCGCCTCCAGCAGATGCAACTGATGATATGATGGAAACATCATAAGCACTAGGAGTAATGCCCTGAGTGTTCTCTAAGATGCCTTGGAACACAAAGGATTTAACACCATTAGACTGTGAACCAGTTGTTGAGATGGAAGAAGCAACAATTCTTGTATTTGCTTCTAATTTTTTACCTAATACACCATCACCAAACTTAATTTCATAACGTCCATCATCTATTTCATCCAAATAGAAGATTTTTGATGTACTATCAACACCTAATATGTTATCTGCAACAAGATATGGTTCATTAAATGATCCACCACTAGGAAATATTGTTACAGAAAGAGTATTTGTATCAATATTAGGGTTTTCTAGAATAAATCTTTGATTAGGAGTAGCAGGATCAACAACCCAAGTGTTCGTTACCATTGTTCCCTCTCTTAAAGGAACATCCGTAAATGTTGCAACATTATTTGAAACCTGAGCCAATACATCACTTTCAACAATATACTTATAGATTGAATTATCAAAGGAAGTAATAAATCCACTTCCTTTCTTAAGTATTAGTTCCGTATCAGTAGTATTATTTTGATATGTGACAGTAAACGAAACACTTGCTGTAGGAGAAGTAGTACTCTTTGCTCTATAACCTAATTGCTTTGCTATTGATACTACATTGTCCCTGAGCGTGGCAGAATCAATGAATAACTCATTGACAACCATATTTGTATTAAACGCCGTATAGTACGTATTATAGGCGAGTACGTCCAGAAGGTTTGATATAGCAGAACCCTCAAAATCATAATCTGTAAGTTCGTTCTGAGCCCTTAAGAAATCTTTCAGAGCTATCTTAATATCATTAAAATCTAAATTTGCAACTTGTGTATAAGGCATTTATCTTGTACGCTCTAAGAAGATAGAAATGCTTTGTGGTTTGTCATTCCTTCCTACTATAGTGAAATCTACTTCCACTTCGTATCCGTTATTTTGAAAATCAAGTTCACATCTAATCTCATTTACACGTATTCTTGGTTCATATTTGTTTAAACATTCACCTATTGCATCTTTTATAAGAGCAGCAGAACCAAAGTCCATAGGTTCAAATAAAGCAGTTTCAAGACCTGATCCCAACCAAGGTTGAAATGGTCGTTCTCCCTTATTTGTAAGAAGAAGATTAGATATAGATTGTATAATCGCAGCCTTATCCTTCACCACAATTAAGTCATCCGTTACAGGATGTTTCTTAAAAGTGACGCTTAAATCTTTAAACGTTTGGAAGGTTGGCATTAAGACACAACAAAGCTATTTCTATTTATCGTCTATAACTAGACTTCACCTGCTCTAATTGGTCCAGCATTGTTAATTCCACCTATACTATAGAAGGTATACTTTAGAAATAACTCTTCACCTTCCTTAATATCTCTTATCGTCTTGATGTAATATTTGCCGTTATCGTAATACTTTTCGCAATTGGGGTCGTCACTATGGTTAATGAATCCTCCCAAGGGCGTTCTAATTATATCATCTTCAATAATATAATGGGATACGCCCAAATACGTACCAAAGGGTATGTCGCTCCGCGCAAAAATCCCTTGACCCGCAACAGACGAGTCTTTTATATGTAATTCCGTAGGTAATGCCTGGTACATAATAAATTTGATCGGCGTTTTCGGTGCTCGGCGACCTATCCGCTAACGTCCTTGACCTCTTGTACGCTTTTTCGCACCATTACGTGAGGTTGCACTATATTTCGTGTGCTTACCCCTTCCTTGTCTTGTTTTCTTAGGTATCGCTTCAATATAATCGCCACCTGTTTTCCATGCTACTGCTTTTGCCATAATAATTAAGGGTTTTTAGTGTTTAGTATAATTTTAGGATATTTTCCAACGTTAATGATAGGTCTAGGGGATTGTCCTGCAATATTTGACTGATCTCCAACAACTGCGACCAACTTCCCATTGATATGCACTGTCGTGTTAACTACAGGAGTAAGTGTTCGAGGGAGGACAGGACATGGTACAGGATTGAATGGGTTAACCTTTACACCAGCAACAGGTGTAGGGTCTCCAGGGGATCCCTCTGGTGCATTGTAAAAGAACTTGGCATTCTGCCCACCAAACTTATTTCCCTTTACATTAGGAGAAACGTAAGGTGCTCCCAACGCTTGTGCAGGAAAAGAACAATTACCACCGTCTACACTTAATGTATCAATATTACTCTCACCTGCTATCATTGCCATTAGACTGCCCTCGCTGTTGCTGCTAGATCTTTTTTAAGACCTTCTACATTATTATGTAGATAATCCAGAGTGTTTGAGAGAGACTCGTGTTCACCTCCGCTAGGACGGCGGTACATCAACGATGGCCTCTCTAGCATCGAGATTCGCTGGTCCAGGTGGTTGCACCTCTCTAACAGCGTCAGGAGTGCCTGTTCCAATTTCTGCTGTCTTTCCAGTAACTCTTCCATTATTTTGATCTCCACGTAAAAATGCTTCTGCTGCTCGCGATTCAAACGAGTCGCAGAAGTCATCGAAGTTATTAACTATATCGTTAATGTTATTAAACTCAGGTTGTTGGGGGTTCATCATGATTAGGTGTTCCGAACTCATGCTCAACAAGCATGTTCAATTTATCGTTAACTCTATGTAGTGTACCAGCAATCTCCTGTAATAAACCAATCATCTCATTATGAGGATCATCAGGTTGACAACACTCATGTGCATTATCATCTGTATGAGGTTTCATGGAAGCAACTTGGTGATCTACTGCTTCTGCATATGATGCAGATGTACCAGTTGCTATTGGCATATCATCCAAAGGATTATGGGGTTCACCTAATGTAGGTTCAGTTACTTGAATGCCTGTATTACCTGTTGGATCATAATCAGGACGATTCGGGGCATTTTGTGCTACCTCTCCTCGATATTCAGCAGGTGGTTGAGTCATTGGGTTGACATCTCCCAGTACTCCAACATAATTCGGATCATCTTCGGGGGCGATTTGCCCAGGAATTGCACCGATGTTCTCTGGAATCAATCCAGGAACTTGCACAGTCACCTCAGTACCTGGTACTGCTTGAGATGCTTTCCTTATATCATCATGAAGTTGCTCTGTAGGAGTTGGTCTATCTTCGGGCATGAGTTTATCTATCTCTTCTTTAGTTTTTATTATATCAGGTATATCGTTTGCTGTAAAGCGATAATCGACTTTTTCAGACATTTTTTCCTGGGAAAATTTTTTTGGAATTCAAGGTTTTGAAAATCCAATTTTGTAATTATATTTATCTATCGCCAGGATACTTTTGTAGGTTAGATAGACGGTACTTTTTTAGGGAGAACCCGCTTGGCGACCCTTATATAATAAAAAAGGGGACAAATACTGTCCCCTAACTGTTAATAACTCATGCGGTGACTAATTCACATCTAAACCCACATTCTGTGTAATAGTTTAACATTTCCTCTGCAAGTTGCATTGTAGAAAATGATATTAATCGTGGGTGATTTTGGTCACTATGTGTCCAATAGCGGATTAATTGCGGTGAGTTGTTGAACATAATGAAGAATCAATTTGGCAAAGTTGGTTGTCTCTTTTCTCTATCATATTAGAGAAAGAATTTATTATATTAGCACCCACGATTGTGGACACTAATATAAAAGAAATGGCAAGGGTCACTCTCATAATTGTCCTAGTGACGATCTGAGATCCACCATGTGCCACCCGTGGGAACTTCGCGAGGTTGCCAGTTGTTTTCCTGGAGACTGCGAAGTGCTGCCATGACTGCGCGATCTTTCTTCGCTGATTCGTTCATGAGGACTGCTCCTCCAAATTCAGGGGTTAGATCACGGTTGAAAGTCATGGGCGAAAATGGGGGTTTGTTTTCCATGCTTCTATTCTACACCCTGCCACCTCTGATCGAGGTGCTTTATTAAGTTTTTTAACAGGTGTAGGGACAGTTTTTGAACTGCCCCACGTTTGGTTTTAAAGATCGGCAAATAGTTTATATTATTATGGGTCATATTAGAGCGTCGTTTGTAACAACTTCGCTTATTAATACGGCATCCTGTCTAAACATTTTCTTGTAAAGATTGCCGATCTCTGTGAACACTTTTCTCATAGAGATTAACTCATCTTCAGTA